GCAGAGTCTACAACAGTTGCTCTAACAGCACCTGCAATTGGATAATAAATAAGATTGAGACATCGTTCGTGCGGTCTCTACAATCGGAACTACTCAGACTCCTTCGGGAGTCTTTTTTTATGCAAAATAACTTTCCTGTTTACCTTCTCTTGCTATGTCAGAGGTGATGCAATGCAATCCACCATCCCAAAAATATCTGTGTCTAAAGTTTACTACATGTGGAGTGATATTATATCTCTCAAAAGCATCAAACACTTTCTTATTATATCCATTACAAATCACATTGTTCTTATCAATAACTAACATGTTGACATCGAATACACTTTCCTCTACATATGTAACCCAATCATTCAACCATGTCTCGATGTAATCAATTAGATCTTGATTGTCTTCTTCACCTTGCACCCACCACTTACCACCATTTTTCTTCCTCAACTTCATAAACTCACCAAGTTTACTATAACTTTCATTTGGTAGATATACTACTTCCCAATCAGGAAATGTGTCTTTGTATATGTCTATGTTTTTTATAGAAATAATTAGGTTCGGTACTACAGGACAGAATGAACCATCACTATGTCCTCTGACTGACACTTGATGCACATTATACTCTGGGAATAATTTTTTCCACCGCTTACCAAAAGAATCTTTGTTCAATTCATTTACCATATTCATTGATGAAAAAAATAAATCTTTTCCAATACGTGTCATTGATGCAGAGTTTACATAGGTATCGTATACAATTGGAACATTATTATTCTGTAAGAATTTTTGTATACTAGAGAAGGAATAAAATCTTTTGTTGTTTGGAAATTTGAAATTAGATCCAATGGTCAGTGTTTGTGACGCTATGATTTTATCAACCATAGGTTTGAAATCTATTAGTTTTGTCAATTTCAATGCACGTATACTTTTCTCAGGTAAATTAATATTGAGATCAGTATGATGATGGGGTTTCGATTTACCTCTATACATTCTTGACTTTAATTTTATGAATGATTCTTTTGGTGACAGTTTATTATTTGGATTGAAACAATCTTCAATCTCCTTACAAATACTATAGATTGCACTGGTTCCCATCTTGTGTTTGTAAATCTTCTCAAACATTTCACTGATTATCATTTCCATATCAAAATTTTCACCGTAATTATTACCTGGCATGTAAAAAGTATTACCTACCATCGCAGTGTAATCTCTAGGGCACATTGGTGGTGGCACACTCAATACTCCATCTTTCATATAAACTTCTGGATCTTCTGATATATCTGTTCTAAGGACTGTTACATTGAACTCTTCAAGTTTACTAATAAGTTTTTGATAATCTTCTTCAGTCTCTATGGCTATTCTTTCCATCACATTTCTCACCTTAGAGTTTTTTATTGCACTGTAAAACTCTGGTGGATAACTTCTCCCAACAGCACATACCTTCAACGGATCCCAGTGCTGATGTACTGTCAACATGCTACATAGTGTACGTGTATTATATGTATGGCATCAGTTCATCAATGTTTCGACCCACTCAAAACGTGTATAGTGGGAAGATCATTCCCACCAGAATTTTATAGTGGGATTGAAAATGTAAAGGTTCGATCTGCTTTGGAGCGTGTAGCTATAGAGACTGAAGAAGATTATCAAAAACTTATTAGTAAACTTGAAGAGTTTGATGTAGAAGTATTGAGGTTGGATGTATCGGATGATGTAGATGATTATAAAGATCATAATGGTGTCCTAACTGCACCTGCTCCCCATTGCCCAAGAGATCATAGTGCAATGGTCGGAGATACTTTCTATATGCCAAGTGAAAACTACGGTAAAAATTTTGATGTAGATGCATTGTATTTTGCTATGTTGAATGGCAAACCATCATGGGATAAAGGTAAGGTACAGGAAAATAGGGAAGGAGTCTTGGCAAAATATCTTGAGGACTTGCTTCTACCTGGTAGACCATTGTCACAGGAAGCAGCACTCAAAGCCTTCAGAAGTAGAGGTGATATGGCAGCAAGACCTTATGCATTTCTGGCAGCAGTAGATAGAGAGGAGTTAGAGAAAGTAATTATAGCAGCAGAAACTAATACAATAGGTTCTAATGTAAGTTTTCCAACAAACAGAAGAGTGTATGCATGGAATTCTGTGAGGAAATGGTTGGAGAAAAATAATGTGCCTGTGGTATATGATCAATACATCAGCACTGCAAACCTTTGGAGACTAGGTAAGGATTTATTTTTCAACCTTGTAAATATAGCAAGTCTTTTTAATGAGAATCGTCTACAAGAAAAGTGGGATAAATTATTTCCCGACTATAGATGTCACTCTATCGCAGTGCCTGGTCATGGTGATGGTGCAATGCACCCTGTCAAGGAGGGTCTCATCATAGGAGTAAAAGATCAAGTGCATTACAATTATCACTATCCTGATTGGGAAGTGGTGACTGTGAAAGATTTTGATAAGATAAGACCATTTATCAAAATGAAAATAAAAAATAAAGGGAGATGGTGGATACCAGGTGAAGAAGATAATAATGATTTGATTGATTACATTGACACATGGTTGAATCATTGGGTTACATATGCAGAAGAGTCTGTATTTGATCTTAATGTACTGCCAATAAATGAACAAAACTGTATAGTAAATGGTTATAATAAGAAGATCTTTGATGCTTTTGAAAGACATGGTATCACACCCCACGTTGTAAACTTCAGACACAGATGGTTCTGGGATGGAGGACTACACTGTATCACCAGTGACATACATCGTGAAGGAGAGATGAAGACTTTTTGGTGAGTATAAATACTTGCATGCAAGATAGACAAGCAGCAAAAAGGTTAATAAAAAGAGCAAAGAAACATCCTAAACTATACTCGACATCCGAAGTGATCTATGCTAAGATGATCAGGAAGTCTATAAAAGAGGATGAAACCACGACAAAAAAAGAGTAGGACTTACTACTATTTCTGGGGTATTGCAACCATTGCAGTAGTCGTAGGACAAATTTATGTTGGAACTGGGTTCCGTAGAATGGCAGACTCTGCAGATGGAATTTCTGCTGATATAAATTTACTTGTGGAGGTACTTACCATACCTACATCTAAATTGATGCCTGTCCCAGACTACAACATGCCAGTACTACAATGAAAGCAGTTCTTTGGTCTAAAGATAATTGTCAGTGGTGTGAGAGAGTTAGACAACTCTTTTCTGCCACCAACATAGAATACTTAGAATACAAATTGGATAAAGACTTTACTAGGTCTCAATTCTTTGAAGAATTTGAGGAGGGTGCTACCTTTCCACAAGTTCAACTAGATAACAAACATATAGGTGGATGCAAGGATACACTACACTATCTACAGAAAGAGAACCTGATTTAGGTTCTCTAAATAAAGGAGCAGAACTAATGCTGAGTAACACTCGGCAACCAACGCTGCACAACTGGAGAAAACGAATGGAACAGGCAATCATTGCCCTGAGTGTTACAGTAGGAATACTTACACTCGGTCTTGGTGCAACCATTGGATACCTTATCCGATGTTATGTTCAAGAAACAACTCCACAATATTCCCATCCAGAAATGTTTGATGAGAATGGGAACCCATTACCTGATGAACTTCTTGCTATAAGATTCGATTCTGAGGGTAATCCAAATGAAAATGATGATGACTAACTCATGGCTAGATTACCAAACAACCCTTTAGTATCTGAACTCTTTAGAGCAGTTCATGGTGCTAAAACAAAAGATAAAAAAGTTGAACTACTCAAACAGTACAAACGGGATGATGTAAAATCAATCCTGATTTGGAACTTTGATAAAGGAATTGAATCTGCAGTTCCAGAGGGTTCAGTACCATACAAACCCAATGAATCACCTAAGGGGACAGAAGGTCACACAAGATTGATTCATGAACATAGAACTCTCTACAATTTTATCAGGGGTGGTAATAATGGTATCTCTAATATGAGAAGGGAGACTTTACTTATCCAATTGCTTGAGTCACTTGAAGCAGAGGAAGCAGAGATAGTATGTCTAGTAAAAGACAA